TGTAGCATTAAATTGATTTAGTGCAGCTGTTCTTTGTGCGTTTGCATCAGCTATAGCTGTAGCATTTTTTGCATTTAATGCTGCAACTTTATTTGCTTCTGCATTATTAAACTGCCCTAATGCATCTGATCTTCTAGCATTCTGTTCTTGAATGTTTGTATTTAATGTATCATAAAATTGATTAACTTGATTTTGACTTGTAGCATTAAATTGTAATGCAGCATTTCTAGCAGCATTGTCAGTTAGTAGTTGTTGTTGTTGTGCTTGTAAATTTTGTAAATTAGTTTGCTGATTATTTGATAAATTAGCCATATCCATTTGTAGATATGATTGTGCATTTATAACAGCAGCTTGTTGATTGTTAGCTAAATTTTGAAATATAACTTGTTTATAAGTATTTGCATCAGCTTGTGCTATTGGTATTGATGATCTTAATATACCTTCAGCTAATGCCTCAGCTAACATTGTGGAAGAACCTAGTCCTCTAGATTGCATAGTAGCTTTAGCAGCTTCAGCAGCACCTCTTGCAAATGCAGGTAATGGCGAACCTGTACTTAAAGATTGCTGTATATCAGTTGATATGCTTTCTAATTGCCCTTGTACTGTTGCTTTAGGATCTAATGATGCTAATGATTGTGTAACACCTGTCATAGGAGCTGTCACAGTTCCTTGTGCAGCAGTCATTGTAGGTGCTGTACCAATAGTTGCAGCCGTAAATTGTGATGCTGTTTGTGGTGTAGCAGCCGTTACTTGCTGACTTGTTGCAGGTGTAACTGCAGTTGCAGTTGGAGCAGTAGCAGTAGGTATTCCTGCAGCCACAGTTCCAGTAACACCTGGTGTTGCTAATAATTCATTTGTTTGTACATTTTGTACAGTTGGTGTTATTGAAGCACCCTGTGGTAATGTAGGTGTACTTAATAAACTATCTATTAAACTAACAGCTTTTTTACTACTAGTCTGTTCTGACTGTGTAGGTGTTAGTGTACCTGTTGGTAGTGTTGCCATTATCTCCCCTGTCGATTATATTTTTTTGTCATTCTTTTTTCAGATTTGTTTAATCTTTTTTTGTGTCTTCTTGGACGTTTTCTTGGTTTAGGTCTAGGTGTAAAATTTTTAAAATTAACCCTAGCCATTTACAACTTTGAAACCTTTGTACCATGCTGGTAATCCTACAAAAGGTCTTTTATCAAATTGGTTTTCTTTTGCAGTTTTTGATTTTGTTTTATTATAATGTAAAAATACTTGACTACAATCTTTACCTTTAAATTCTTCTCGCCAATGTTCTAAATCACACCCAGAATATACTAACATATCTCCTGGTTCTAAATCTATTTTAATACCAGCTTGTCCCTCTTTACCTGTTGGATCTAAATATATTGGCCATGAATCACCACCAAGATTTAAAGTTGTAGATATTTCACAAGAGTATCTATCTTTATGTCTTGCTAATATATCTCCCTTTTTATATATTCTAGCATAAGAATATGTTTCATTTAATTTTAATTTTGTATGTTTTTCCATTACAGGTTTTACTTCTTGTAATAAAGTTTCCATTACAATATCGGCATAATGTGAATAAGTATTTGGAACTTGAGGATCTGTCCACACACCAAAGTATTCTGTAAATGGTGATATATATTTTTGATCAAATAAAAATCTTGCTACATCTTTTTTATTAGAAAAATATTTGTAAACAAAATTTGCTAATTCTTTTGATATTGCTTTTTTAATTACTATATATTTATTTTTTTGAAATGACATTTTTAATAATATTTCTCCCTTTTAGTTTTCTATTAGATTGTATAAAATTTTTTATATAATCTGGTTTATTTTTTAACGTATTAGTTTCAAGGGTAGTTTGTATAACTGCCTTTCTCATTTCTTTATTTAATTTTGACATTTAATACACTCTTTGGTACAGCTTGACAATTCCAATGTATGAATCTAAATGGTTCATAACCCATATCAACAATATATTGATGTGGCATATACGATGGAAAAAATATCATTCTGCCTGGTTTTACTTTAAAGTTTACTTGTGATGAGGCATATGTTAATTTTGTTTTATCTTTTTCAGGTAATAAATTCATTACATTACCTGGTCTAGGATCATCAAATACAGGCATTGATGTTGCATCACTTGCTTTTAAAAAATAAAAACCAGATATGTGCCCATTCCAATGCGTATGTAATGTATGATGACCACCTCCTTGTTTTGCAAATTCTTGCACCCATAATTCAGTTACAAATATTTGATAATTAGTTAAATCAAAACCCATTTCTTCTAATAAATTATATGCAGTTGCACCTATATATTCTGTTAAATTTTTAAATTTAGGATCATCTATTAAAGACGTTGAGTGAAAAACATGACCCATGTCTCCCCTATCTCCAAATTTTTTATTTCTTTGATTAATATCTTTTTTAAGATTTTTTTTAGCTTCTTTAATATATTTATCAGAGGCTTTATTTAATTGGTCTATATATTTATCTTCATCTGCAAACCATATAGGACATCTAAAATAATCTTCTAAATTTAATTGCTTTGGAAAACTCATTTAAAAGGCCATCCTAAATTCCATATTACTAAACTATATCTTGATCCTTTTTTTACTGGGCATACTCTGTGCCAAACAAAAGAAGGAAATACTACTAAACTTCCTTTAGGTAATATTTCTTTACATTTAACAGTTTTTCTAGGTTTATCAGGATCTAAATTTCTATAATCAAATTCTAATTCTCCACCTTTATATTCTTTAGGATCTGATAAAGATACAGTTACAGATAATTTTCTAATTTTACCATGTGAATTAAAGTCTTCTGGTTTATTATATGGTTTATCCCAGCTATCACAATGCCAATCATAATATTGTCCTTTATTATATTTAGTAAATTGACAAGATTCAGAAAAATCCCATTGAAAATTCCAACCAGCATTTACATTTGCTTGATGAACATAAGGTTGTATTTCTTTATAAATCCAACGATCACTCATCCAAACAATATTAGAATTTCTTTTCTTTTTTAAATCTGTAATTTGTTTTTTATTTAATGGCCTATCACCATAACCACCTGTAACTGCCATTTGATCTTGTATAGATTTTCCATATTTTACAATGTCATCACATACTCTTTCTGGTATTGCACTTTGGAAATACCAATAATAATTAGTTAAATTCATACCCTTACATTATACCTATATATTTAAAAATTGTCAAGGGGTATTATTTTTATGAAATTGTTAGTGTTCCTGATACAGTAAAAGTAGCTACTTTATATGCTCCTTGGCATGCTGGTAAAGTTGCTACTGAGTTAGTTCCTGGCGAAACAGACATAGATGCTCCCGAAGGTCCTCTAATAACTACAATTCCTGATCCTCCAGCTCCACCGCCCGTAGATCCACCAACACCACCACCGCCACCTCCACGATTAGCTGTTCCTGCAGTTCCAGCTGAACCAGATCCTCCAGGTCCACCACCTCCAGTTCCACCAGATCCAGGACTTCCACTACAACTACCACCACCGCCTCCTCCAGCGTAAGCTACAGGAGATCCTGTAATATTTGTTGTGGCTCCAGCTCCACCATCACCACCATCTGGGGCTGGTTGACCTGCTACGGTTGCTCCACCACCACCACCGCCAATTGTTGGATTACCACTACCAGTTCCACCATCAGTTCCTTGTGCTGGATTAAAAGGAGGTGTGTTTCCTGATCCTCCTGATCCATAACCTGTACCACCTCCAGATCCTCCTGGACCTTCATTTATAGGAGATGGTTGACTACCACCATGATATCCTTCAGCTCCACCACCACCAGTTGTTGTAATCATGGTTGAACCTTCTGATCCACCTGGATTAAAAATTGATTGATTTCCTCTATGTCCTAAACCACCTGGATATGGTCCACCTGATCCAGCTGCACCTCCAGCACCGATTGTAACTGAATAAGGACCTGGAAATAGTCTTAATGCTACTGCAGGAGCTGCTCCTCTAGGAGAAACTGTATAACTACCAGTAGAAGCTCCTGGTGATTCTCTAAAACCTCCAGCACCTCCACCACCAGATGCTTCTCCATTAGTACCACCGCCACCACCACCACCAGCGACAACCATATAATCAAAAGGATCTGCTAGTTTAGGCCATGTTGTAGCACCACATGCTCCTGCTGTTAATGCAGCCATGTGTGTTTTTAAATTCCATACACCACTTGCTTTGTCTAATTCTTTTACGATTGCTATACCTGAACCTCCTGAACCACCATTTGAACTAACATCTGGTCCATAACCTGATCCACCTCCACCACCACCAGTGTTTGCAGTTCCACTAGCTGCAGTTGATTGACCATTTGTTCCTGCGCCACCACCACCTGGTCCAGCTGCACCTGTATAATTTGGTGCGGGTTGAGGAGCCCATTTTCCACCACCTCCACCACCAGCATAAACTCCTGAATTTGGTACACCTGGAAAATCAGGTGAAACATCTTTACCTGCTCCTCCAGCAGCTGAACCTGATTCTGGAACTCTTCCTGGTTGTCCAGCACCACCAGCTCCTCCACCACCGCCAGCAACTTGTCCTGTACAAGGACCTCCTGGTCCACCTGCATTTCCAAATCCTGCTGCTCCCGATAATCCTGGTTGAGAAGATTGTGTAGAAGATCCTCCACAAGTTGGAGATGAACCACCTCCTCCTCCGCCACCACCGCCGGATCCTCCTGGGTTTCCATCTGGTGAATTACATCCACCATAACCACCACCTTTTGCTGTAAAACCAAAACCTGTTGTATCACTACCATTAGATAGTCCTGGAGTGCCTGATCCTCCGCCACCTATTACAATTGGATAAGCTGTGTTTCCAGAAACAGGTAATCCACAAGCTGTAGTTAAAATTAAACCACCTCCACCACCCCCACCACCAGTGTTTATTCCACCACCAGCTCCACCACCAACAAAAACTCCACCTACAAGTCTTGTTCCTGGCTGTGTAGTATGATTTGTATTAGAGGTGATTACAGTTTGAGTATTTTTTCCAAAAGAGCTTTTATTAATTTTACCTATTATACCGCCATTAGTTCTAGCCATTTAAGTCTCCAATTAGGACACCCAAGTTGATCCATTCCAATCATACACTGTAGGTGTTTCTGCTGTGTCGTTAGATTTTGTTGCTTTCCAACCTTTTGAATTATTTGCTTGATAAGCGTCTTCATCCCAATAAATTCTGTAAATCCAATCTGGATCTTCTTCTCCATCATCTATTACTGATGGGTATGTTATTGGTGCTTTCCAATCATCGCTTGAATTAAGTGACCATGAAGCATATGGTTGTGGTAATAAAAATTTATTTTTTGATGTATTATAAACATAACCTATACCTGCATATTGTTTTCTAAAATTATTATTATATGATGTTTGTTTCCATGTACCACCACCAAAAAAATTGATACACCATGTTTCGCCATCGACATGTTCGTCTGAAGGCACAACATCATTACCAACAACTACAACTCTTTTTACAACCAGATGTGTATCTGATGTAAATCCAG